TCCCCGAGGCCGATAATTGCTTGGGCGTGAAAGACTGAATATTCATCCTCAAATCCTCTCATATTCATGGGGCTTCGGCTCAGGCCAGAAGACCTCTCTTGCCGTCAGGTCATTGAAGAATTTCGGGGGTTCTGGAACCACGGCTTCAGTAATCTGCCGCCATGCGATCGCCAGCATGCGAAAGGCGTCCGCGCCATGGCTGGTCCAGTTGTGGAGCGGCTTGTCCTTGAAGACCTTGCGGTCGGCGTCGTACTCGCGCTGATACTGGCGTAGGCATTCTATGCCCTGGGCCGTGTTCGTTTCATCCCAATAGCAGCGCGGGAGCATCATGCGCGCAGCCTGTATACCGTCCTGCAATGACAGGCTGGGCACGATCTTGCCCTTGATTCCGAACGCCCAAAGCTGTTCGACTATTGACCGGCCATTCGCGGCCAACGTCTTTGGGCGAGCGTCATGTGGCAACCAGTGATCGCCATAGCCATAAGGCTTTCCAAGAACATGCTGCGCGATCGTCGGAATATCCGCGCCTGACACGGAATAATAATCGATCAGCCGGATTTCACCGCGATAGACCTGAAAGAACCAGATGACTGTATCGTCTGACCAGCCTAGATCCCATGCGGTGTGGACAGGAAGCTTGTCGTCATAGGGGACATTGGTAATGCGGCCCTGCTCAAGGGCCTTCCGCATCTCATGACCGTAATAGGCACCCAGGATCGCAGCATCCCAATCGCAGAGATATTCCTGGCGGAATAGGGCATCTCCCGCGTCCTGCCCATAATCAGCGATGTATGCCTTGCGCTCGGTCTCTATCGCCTCCGGAGATAGCGCCCCGGTTTCATAGACGGACAAGCGCTGGGCAAACGCCTTTGGGTCGGCTTCGGCGGCCTTGAACGTCTGGTAGGCGTGGTTCTTGCCGCGTGGCGTGGTGATGTAGAGTTGCCAGCCTCCATTTTCGGCCAGGATCGGGCGCAAATAGGCCCTCGCGGCGGGGTTCGCGAGCGCCCATTCCGAAACAGTGATGCCAGCGGGAGGAGATCCGACAAGGCTGTTGAAATTGTCCGAGCCGACAACCTGCCATGTGCTGCCGTTCTTGAACTTGATGAGCATTTCATTCTCGCGCGTCGTGGCGCGAAGCTCTTGCGGAAATGCCTCATCTATGCGGCGCTTTCCTGTATGGGGGTTCACCGCTTCCCAGATTGCCTTCCTTGCCTGTGACGCCATGGGCAGCAAATGCCAGTAGGACGCTACCCGCTGATGTGAGGCGATTGCCGCCCAATGCAGGCAGATTTCATCCTTGCCGGCGCGGCGATGGAATATCAGTTCGGCGTGACGGCCACCACGCTCTAGATAGGACCACGCGGGCATCTGATAGGGACGAGGCCGCCAATTGTTGTGGGGCAGGCGGATCGTGGTCACTCGCCCCACCTGACGATCTGGACATTGACGCCCCCGCCATGCTCGACTTGGCTCTTATCGTGCCAATCCCCGTCCCCCATGTTCTTCAGGCCGAAGATGACCATGGAGGCATTGCCCTCGCCGGTAGCAGCTAATTTCCGCCCTGTTTTCTCCCACCAGGCGGCACATTTAGCCTTTCCTCGCGAAAGCGCTTCCGAAAATGCGGGGTGTTCTTCCGCCCATTTGTTGATGGTAGAGCGGGCGACATCAATCTCGGCAGCGAAGGATTGGACGCTTGCGCCGTCAGCCATGTGATCAACAAGGCGTTGGCAGTATGCTGGATCATATTTGGAAGGGCGGCCCACATCGCTCATGGGGCCAACCAATTACAGGTAATTTACCCCCATGTCGCTATGACATAAATCAGATTGCAGCACCTTGCAGGACACGGAACACGGTCCGAAGCGGCACATGCAGTTCCCGCGCAATCCGCGACTTGTTCACATGCTGCCCAGCCATTCGCATTGCGAGGGCGCGGGCCTCGATCTTCGGCGCGACTGTACGTGGCCTACCCCTCATCTCACCGTTCCCTCTTGCTCTTGGTGTTCATTGGTGGGGTGTGCCGATCTGTTTGGGTGGCTCGTGTTGCGCCTGTTCCTTCGGGGCCTTCTTCTCTGCTTCCCGCTGGTAATGGGCGCGAGCCAGCGCCTTAGCGAGCAGCCATGTGTCGTCATCGTTCGGAAAGTCGCGCCGCACTTCCGGCATGATCTTCTGCGCGATCAGGATCAGTTGTCGGAACCACGCCGGACTAAACAATCCTCCGACTCCACTCATCACTCACCTCCTGCGAACATTCCGCCACCAATATTCCGCCGCTTGCAGATCCACCCCCAAATCTCTCGCCCGCTTCCCTGCTTCGGCACGGGTGCGGTCAGAAGCGAGAAGCCAGCACAAGAATGCCGTCGCGGGGAACTCGCTTTCATTGGCTGCGGGCTTTCTGTCGAAGAGGGGGAGCATGTGGCTACTCCGGTCATGCAGGGCAGCCTTCCCCAATGGTAACGGGGGTGATGGCTACTCCGGCAAGCCCGGCTCCTTCAGCAAGCGTGTCCAGCCCGACACGGAGAATGTTGCGAGCTGCGTTCACATCCCGATCATGGGATGCGCCGCAGTCGTCACAGGTCCATTCTCTTATTCCAAGACCTGCGATACCTCTCGGCCTCGAAGGCGGTAGCGAGCCGCACTCCGAGCAGGTCTGGGTAGACAGTCGCTCCGAAACTTCGATTGCGCGCCCGCCATGCATAACTGCCTTGTACGAGAGCATTTGTTTGAAGTCTGACCAGGCGGCATCGTGGATAGACTTTGCCATTCTGGTCTGAGCGAGTTCCTTCGGGCTGACGTCACCAACGACAATCAGCCCATATTTCGTTGCAATCTTCTTCGATGCCTTGTGCAGGTAGTCCTTTCTGCGATTGGCAATTTTAGCGTGGATTGCGCGGAGCCTCTTGGACTTCTGCGCACGCTGGAGTGCGGCAAGTGCGCTCTCCGATCTCCGGTAGAAGGACGGCATGGCAATCTTCTGCCCGTCCGAAAGGGTAGCAAGGTCCTTGAGCCCCAAATCAATTCCAACCGCCGCACGATGTTCGGCGGTGAGGCATTCCACCTCGATCGGGGCGTTTAGATACCAATGTCCCTTCCTGTCCTGACTGAAGTTTCCGGCCTTGATCCTTACGCCGCTCTTTAGGCGCGGGTGCAGATGCATCGAACGATATTCAGCGCCGCGAAAGCGGAATAGAACGCCATTGAATCCGACATGCCCGGTGTTGAAGGGAACCCAGCCGAGCGACTTTCGCCCGCGCCATCTTACCCCCGCCCGTTTGGCGGCATCCCGTGATCTGGCAAACTGATGGCATACCTTTTGCACGGTGTGAGAGTGCAGACCTAGATGCTCAGCGGCGCCAGCGGTCATCTTTTGCAGGTCGAAGGCACTAAGCCAGCGCCGGTCCCGCCTCCACGCCTTGCGGGATATATCGTTGCAATAATTCCAGACATAGTTCACCGCCCGTGCCTGACGGTTCAATTCCGCAGCGTGCCGGTCACATAGCCGCAGCTTGATCGTCAACGTCTGCGATGCGGGGGTGGTCATGCGGCCATCCTCCGGTATTCGGAGATCGGGACGAGCTTGAGGCTGTCCGCGTTGGCGTCGTAAATCCAGCGGATGCCCTTATCGACCGGCTCCATCGCAAGGCGGGTGTTGTAGGACGCTGCAACGCGCTGACCGACTGCAACGCGATCTTCATCAGCGGAGGAAGGGGTGGGCGCAGCGTAGCGCTTAAGCGGATTGGCGCTCATGAGTTGTAATTCCCTTCAAGGATTTTCTGGAAATTTCCCTTGCCCAGCACCCAATCGAAGGTGCAAAACTTGCCCTTTTCGCCAGCGAGGAATGGGGATCGCTCGATGTTTCCAAGAACCTCCTGGAAATCCTCGATCGTGTGCCCGTTGATCCGGGCTTTCAACTTCTGGCGGCGTTCGGGGGTGAGGTCGCGAATGCGAGGCTTGGCAAGTTTGGTGGCAAGCTCGTTCCAAGCTTCCACGAAATGCTCTGGCTTGAGGTTGTCGCCCTCAGGCTCATCATCGATTTCAGCGACTTCGACGATAGATGCGTTAGCATCTATAATAATAGTATCTCTCTGTCCCTGTCCCTGTCTCTTGGATGTGTTTTCCCCAGGGACATCGCCTCCGTGTCCCTGGGGACATTCTGGGGACACGGATTGGGGACACTCAGGGGACTTGGATGAGCTTGTCAGTGGGACAGGGATGCAACCGGACGCGATAAAGTCGTCAAGCGCCGGGAACTCGAAGTCGGTTCCGTTCCGCTGGTTGAACTTCTTGATGCGGGCGCATTCGGTACGCCAACGCTGTTCTTGCTTGGCTTTCCATGCAGCATTTGCCTGCTCTGCAACCACCGGATGATACCAGCGATTGTCGCTGCATAGGATGAAACCATGCATTGCGCCGCCTCGACACTTCCGGAACGTTTTTACATCGCGGCCAAGGCCACAGAGGCGCGCCAGCACCATTTCATCGTTAGGAAGACTGGATGATGGGATTTGATGCCACGACGCGGCCCAGAGCATGACAGCATACCACGCTGCCTCCGGATCGACCGTGGCCGCAAGATCGCTGTCCCGCAGTCGAGCCACATGCAGCGGCATGAAGGGGAAGTCTTGCAGGTCGCAGTCTGGCTGCGTCAACGGCGCATGTGTCACCCTATAGCGCTCCTGATATTCTCGAATGCCGGGTTGCCGCGCAGCTTTTCAGCCTGGCGCAGGGCCGATACGATGGTGCTGTGATCGCGATGGAACAGGCGACCAATGGCGGGCGTCGACATGCCGCGCTGGCGCATGGCCTCCATGATCGCGAAACGGGTCCAGCAGATATGCCGGGTGCGGATTGGGCCGCGCAGATCGGCAACCGGGATGCCTGTGGCCTTGGAGGCGTTGTCGAGGGTGAAGATGGTCACAGCGGAGCTACCTCCACATTGAGCATCGGCGTGAACCCGTAGATCTTCTGAACGCTGGCCTTGGCGACCTGGCTATCATCTTTCCAGACGATGCCGTTCAATCCGTCCCCGACCGCTTTCAGGAGATTGTCTCCATCGGGGCGCCCGGTATGCCAGACCGTCGCGGAGACGCGCTTCTTTGACCAACTGGCTGGGTAGGGGAACACTGCCGTCACATGGATAGACAGCGGTCCCTCCAGCAGCGCTGTTCCGTTCATGGCCTGTCGCGCGGCGAAGGCGATCAAACCCTCATAAGCGACCGTCTTTGCTGGCGTGAATATGCGCACGCGACCGGCTACCATACCGACGCGAGCACGACCTTTCGCTATAGGCAAGCCGGGGACGGTGAAGATGACCATCAGATGTCGAAGCCCAACTGCATGCCCAAGGCGGCGGCATAGGTCGCCAGCAAGGCTTCAGCTTCCTGACGCGCATTCTTCTCCATCTTGCGGAGTCGAACGATCTTGCGCATCGTCTTCGGATCGTAGCCGTTCGCCTTGCTCTCCAGGTAGACATCCTTGATGTCGTCGCTAAGGCCCTTCTTTTCGCTTTCCAGTCGTTCGATGCGTTCAACGAACAAGCGCAACTGGTCAGCGGCGATATTATCGCTCATGCAAATTTCTCCTGATTGGTGAAGCGGCCCATCGCGTCCCGCTTGATCGCGACCCTGCGCATGTCGCTCCTCCAAGCCTTGCGCACGATGTCGAAGGCGTGAGGGGTGAGGCACATGGTGCGGCGGAGGTGGAGTTCGGTCATGTGGCCTGCCACCCCATGTCCTTGCGGATCTTGTTAAAGCGACTGATGCAGGCGTTCTTCGTCTTGCCCAGCATCTTGCCGACAGCGGTGAAGCCTACACCCTCAGCGATTCCATCCATCAGGATAGCATCGAAATCTTCCGGCCATGCTGATGAGGGCCTGTAGTTAGCGATGCCCGCCGTCTTCTCGCCGGTCTTGACGATCGTGACGACGCGGTTCTTTCGGCCCCGCTGAACGGTGATGAAGCCCATAGTTTCCAGCAGGGCGACATAGCCGGATGCCTTGTCGGCGCGAGAAAGCCCCAGCATATCGGCCAACGCGTCATTGGTTGGGCAGATCTCTCCGTTCTCAGCAGCGCGGCAGAGAATATCATAGGCGCGGCGAAGGCGATCTTCCTTGGCCGTGGTGAAGAGGGTGGATTGCATGTCCATTATGTGAATAGCGGCAGGCCGGAGGCGGGTTGTGCGATGTTGCGGAAGAACGGATCGGGGCGAGATTCCCCCTTTTTTTCTTTCGCGGCGTAGGGACGATAATCGGGGAAATCGATGACCATCTTCCGGGCCATGGTCACGGCGCTGGACCGGCTGATACCGATCAGCTTCGCCGCGTCCTTGATCGTTTTACCTTCCGCCGCATATGTCTTGAGCAGAAAGGATCGCTTGGCCATGTTGGCGGACAGGCCGTATTGAGCCGCGAATTGGTCAACCAGATAGGGGGGATTATCCATGATATTTCCCTCTCAGCTTGAGGATGCGAATGACTTCGGGAATCTCGACGCCGTATGAACGGGACAGGCTCTCCGCATTGAATGGACCTGCGGCGCTCGCGATATGCGCGTCCAAGGCGCCCGCCTTTGCTAGTTGCGCCTTGCGCTTGGCGGTGAGGGGTTGTGGCATCATGCCACAGCCTTCAGTACAGCAGCGCGCTTGGTCAGTTCGGCGGCTTCGGTCGGGCCGATCTCGCGACCGGCTTCGGATTCCGGATGATGCGCTTTACCCTTGGTCGCGAGATAATCCCGGCAGGCCCCTTCGATCTCGTCATGGTCTAT